AGGATGCTATTCTGTGGCGGGAGGAGCAACAGGTCCGCGTGGCCGAGTACTGGGTCAAACGCCCCAAAAAGCTTCGTCGATACCTCCTATCTGACGATCGTATTGTGGACGGTGATGACTGGGACAAGATAGTGGACGAGCTTACTGCCTCCCAGCAGACTGTCCATGTCGCCCCCGGTCCCGATGGTCAACCCACACAGGTAGAAGGTTCCGCCCCTGAGGGGTCTGGGTATCCGGAGCAGATCCTCAACCCCGTCCCCACTATAGTGAGACAGCGGACGGTGGATTTCCACGAGATTGAGCAGTATATCATCGACGGCACCCAGATTATTGAGGGTCCCCATGTGTGGGCCGGAAAGTACATCCCCATCATTCCAGTCTGGGGCAAGGAGATATGCATCGACGGTGCCCGTCATCTCCGATCCCTCATTCGGTTCGCCAAAGACCCCCAGAAGATGTACAACTATTTCCGCACAGCGGCCACGGAGACTGTAGCCCTCACCCCCAAAGCTCCTTGGGTCATGGAGGAATCTCAGATTGGCAACCATGCGGAGCAATGGGCCAGCTCCAACCGTAAGAACCTGCCTTATCTTCTCTACAAACATAAGCCGGGGGTTAATCCCCCTACTCGTCAGGTCGTCACCCAGACCGCCATCGGGGAGATCACCGAGTCCAATATAGCCAACGACGAGATGAAGGCCACCACCTCCACCTTCGACGCCTCTCTGGGTGCCAAATCCAATGAGACATCGGGCCGCGCTATTTTAGCCCGTCAGCGTGAGGGTGACGTCGCCAATTTTGCTTTCATCGATAACCAGCATCGCGCCATCCTGTACACAGGTGAAGTCCTGGTTGACCTCATCCCCAAGATCTACGACACCGAGCGTACCGAGCTAATTATCAACGATGTTGAGGAGGAGATCGAAGTCACCATCAATCAGACCGTGCGAGATGAGGACACTGGCCAGGATGTGATCATCAATGACCTCTCCTTGGGTCGCTACAAGACCACCATCACCAAGGGTCCCAGCTTCACCACTCAACGTGCCGAGGCCATGGAGTCCATGTTTGATTTTGTCCGCACGGCTCCGGGTACCGCCGCAGCCGTCATGGATCTCATCGCTGAAAATGCCGATTGGCCCAACGCGGCCAAGTTTGCCGCCCGACTCAAAAAATTCCTCCCCCCAGGTATACTCACTGAGGAGGAGGGAGGAGCACCAGCCCCCACTGGACCCAGCCCAGAGCAGGTCACAGCCGGTCTTAAGGCCGAGGGGATCGATCTGAATAACCAGAAAAAGCGTCTGGATATCTCAGAGAAGACATCGGAGATGGAGGGCCGTATTCAGGCCGTCGCTGAAGCCGCAGCGCGAGGAGTGATTCAACAGATGGTACGAGGAGGACAGTCCAATGAGTGATCGTGACCGATTGAGAGATGGGGATATCGAGTCCCTACGCCGGAAAGCCCGCCTTGAGGGTCGTCCCATTAAGACTCCGGATTTCCAGGACAAACAGGGGCGTTTGATATTCACCGACGTAAAGACCGGAAAGATTGTGGAGTACGACGACTGACCAACTGACCAACTGAGCCACCGAACCTGACGGATTCAGGGCGCACCACCCAGATTAGGAGGACCGACCATGGCTGACCAATTAGAAGAGGGGATTGTCCCCGACGCAACACCAACAGGTGACGAACTGGGAGGATCACCTACTCCCGCAGCCGATGCCACTCCCGCCCCCAAAGACGGAGTGCAATCCCGCATCGATGAGTTAACCAGAAAGAGGTACGACGCTGAAAGGGAAGCGGCATACTGGAAAGGTGTGGCTGAGGGTCCCAAACCCGCAGCCCCTACCCCCGTCGCCCCCCAGCCCCCAAAGGAGCTTGATCCTGAGGATTTTTCTTCCGACGCCGACTATCTACGGGCAGTCGCCAAACAGGAGCGGGAGCGAATCCGGGTAGAAGCTGCCAATGTTCAGGCTGAAAATCAGCGGATGCGCACTCAGACCAAGATGGGTGAGATCTACGCCGGGGCGAGAACCAAGTTCCCCGATTTTGACACCGTGGCCCTCAACCCGTCCGTACCCATCACCAAGTCCATGTTGGACGCGGCCATGGGGGATCAACTGGGTGATGTGCTTTATCACCTGGGGCAACACCCGACAGAAGCGGCTAAAATTGCAGCCATGAATCCGACTCAGCAAGTCAAGGAGATCGGGAAATTGGAGGTGAGATTAGCCACCACATCACCCAAGAAAACATCAGCGGCTCCGGCTCCCGTCCCCAAAGTTGGAAGTGGTCCTTCGCCCCCAACCAAGTCCGCCGAGGACATGACACGCGGGGAAAGAATGGCTAAGTGGGAAGCGGACCGCCGCAAAAGATTAGGAGCATAACATGTCCGATTCTTTCTTAACTCATTCGATGATTGCGGATCGTGCCCTGTTTGACCTACAGAATGAACTCACGTTCAGCCGTAACGTGTACAAAGGCTACAACTCCGAGTTCAAGTCCGTGGGCCGATTCAAAAAGGGGAACAGTGTCACCATCGCTCTCCCCAACAAATTCCGGACCAAAACCGGACCCACCCTGGACGTCGTGGATGTTCAGGAAGGATCGACCACGATTACCGTGGACGAGCACCAGTTGGTGGGTATGGACTTTCTGGAGACGGATCTCACCTTCGAAATCGAGGATTTCTCCCGGAAATACATCCGACCGGCTACCATCGCCCTCGCCAACAAAGTGGACGCGGACGGGTGCGAGGAGTATGTCAACGTGTACAATATGGTCGGCACCCCCGGCACCACCCCCAGCACCTTTGGGGTTCTGGCCGATGCCGCCGTCCGTTTCTCCAATGAGGCCATCCCCAAGGAAGATCGTGTGGCCGTCCTGTCCCCCAAGGCCCTGTGGTCACTGGCCGATGGGGAACTCAAAGGGGTGTTTGCCCCCGGCATGGTCGAGAGTCTGCTCCGTAAGGGATTCTCCGGGCGCTACGCCCTCATGGACTTCTTTGAGGATCAAAACATCACCACCCATACCGTGGGTGCTCACAGCGGAACCCCCGTCATGAACGGTGCCACCGCTGAAGGTGCCACCGCCCTTAATATCGACGGATGGCCCAATACCACCACCGTCCTGAAAAAGGGCGACATCTTCACCATCGCCGGGGTTTACGGTGTTAACCCCGTTTCGGGCAAGGTGTGGGAAGGCAACGAGCTTCGCCAGTTCGTGGTTACGGCAGATGCCATCTCCAATGGGTCCGGGGAAACCGCAGTATCCATCGCTCCCAAGATCTACTCCAGCGCGGCCACCGAAGATTACCTCCCGTACCAGACCGTGGGTACCCTCCCGGCCAATGGCGCGGCCATCACTGTCGTGGGTACGCTCTCCACCGGCTACCCGCAGAACCTGCTCTTTCACCCCAACTGCTTCGCTCTTACCATGGTTCCCTTTGAGCGTCCCAAGTCGGCGGGTCAGAGCGTTATGTGGGCGCAAGCGTCCGACCCCCAGATGGGTCTGTCCATCACTGTCGCCACGGCCTACGACATCACCAACTACAAGGAGAACACCCGTCTTGACATTCTGTACGGGTGGGATACGCCGCAGCCCGAATACGGTATCCGCCTCGTGGGTTAATCGGCCCCTGGTCGGTGTGAACTTCACTGGGGGGAGTAACTCTCCCCCCATTTTTAAGGAGAAACCTCATGAACAGACTTTCACGATTACTCATTCCGACCTTGGCGGTCATCCTTATTTGCGCTGCCCTGTCCCAGGCCGGAATTCAAGATCGGTTCAGCGGGATTGAACTCTTGCCCCGCAATCTCATCCTTTTCCCCCAGATTGCAGCCCCGGACGGAAATCCCACTACTGATCAGGGATGGCTCTATGTCAAGGACAACGGGGGAAATACCAACCTTTATTTTGAGGATGACGCCGGTACAGTCACCAGCCTCACCGCTTCAGCATCTGGGGTAGCCAACCTGGACGAAGCCTATGACGGTGGGGGAGCCGGTGCTGGTCGTGCCATTTCCGTTGACCAGGGTCCGGTGCTGCTCACTGGAACCAACGCGGTCAACAACACCCTGGAGCTTACGGGTTCTGGGTCCGGTCACCTCCTCAACTTCACCAACACCGGTACGGGTCGTGATATCAGCGGCACATCGGCAAGCTGGTACTTTACCAGCGCCGGGGTGCTCAGTCTTGCCAATGGCCTCACCATCGACAATGGCACCAATAACGTCCTGGAGATCAACGAAAACTCCGAGGATTTGCTGCTCACCTTCGGCACCAATCTGCTCGATCTGTCCACCACCACCGGAATAGTCCAGATTGACCTTTTTGATGGTGCCGCCACTACGATCACCAAAGCAGCGGACGGAGCGGCTGACGATATTACCATCTCCGTGACCGGTGCTCAGAATTCCAGTCTCCATTTGGCCTCATCTGGAACCGCAGCTGACGCCATCACCCTGATTACCTCCGCTGGTGGTATCGATATCACCGTCGCGGGAGCTGCAGCCGGTGAGGATATTGACATCTCCACCAACACCTCCATCAACCTCGCGGCCACTGAAGACGCTGGAGCTGCCATCTACCTGCTTACCAACGGTGGAACCAGCGAAACCATGGTCCTGACCAACACCCAGGGTACGTCCGACGCAGCCATTGATATTAACGCCACGGCTGGCGGAGTGGATATCGATGCTGGTAAATCGGTCAATATTACTTCGGCTGAAGCCCAGGCTGATGCTGTGGTTATTGCAGCCTCCACCGCTGTAGGTGGAATCGACATCACCTCCAATGCGGATATTGACATTACCACCACCGGAGCAGCCGGGGAGGACATATCCCTGGTCAACACAGGGGGATCCATTGTCCTATCAGCCACCGAAGCCATTGCAGACGCTGTGTCCATCGCAGCCAGTGCTGGTGGGATTGACCTTACCTCTGCCGCCACCTTTGATATTGACATTACGGCTACCGGGGGAAAAGTCCTGGTTACACCCTCTGAAGCCGCTGCCGATCAGTTCAAGGTGGACGCTACGGGTGTGGTAGCTGGTTACGCTGTCGTCTTGGAAACCTCTGATGGTGGAGTCCAGATCAATGCTGACGGTGCCGCCAATGGGGATATTGCCATTGACGCTGCCGACGACATGACCCTGACTGCAGCCGGTGATCTCACCACCGCAGTTACGGGGACGCTCACCGTCACCGGATCCTTTGTCTATGGTGGGGTTCAGGACATTGCAGCCGGGGGAACCACCACGGCTGTCGTTCTTACCAATCAGGTGGTCACAGTGGGTGCGGATGCCGGGGGCGATATCGTCACTATTGCCAATGGTACAGCCGGTCAGATCCTGTATCTCATCTGTGCGGATGCCAGTGGAACCACCACCATTACCCCCGCCACTTTTAATGGGGGGACCAGTATTACCTTTGATGCTGTTGGTGATTCGGTCACCCTGGTCTACGTCGCCACGTTGGGATGGTCCATCGTGGGTGGAAACTCGTATACCATCGTCGCCTAAACCCCGCTTGGGCTGCCAGGAGCGTCTTTTTTCCTTTCCTGGTAGTCCAATGGGTTGTGACAAGCTGAACGAGTTGCGTTGTGCGTTCTTGCGGTTGTGCGTTGTGCGTTGTGCGTTGTTGCGTTTACATTAACGGGAGGGTACACAGATGGCAAAAACAAAAGTAGATCATTACAAATCAGCCCCAACATGGCTTTATCGAGCGGGTGAGTCCAAGCTGTTCACCACTCAGGAAGCCGTGGATCAGGCATGGAAAGAGGGGTGGCACGGGCCTGGGGATTCCTACGACGCCGCTGGTCCCCTGTCCCTCCAGACCTTTGAAACCAAGGGGGACCTCAAACGGGCCGTGGCCGATGTGTATCCTGATCTCACCATCAACACTAGTCGTGCCATGGCTACGTGTATGGAGCGGGTGCGTAATCACGAAATCGACCTGGGCATCATTGAAGGCGACAAAACCGGGGACGAGTCCGACCAAACCGAGGAGTAACCCATGTCAGTTTCAGCAAATGATCTGATGGCCGATGCCCTGGTTGAGATTGGGGTGCTCCATCCGGGGGAAGCGGCTAAAGCGTACCAACTGTCCACCGTGTACAAGCGGCTACTCCGGATGATTGAGTCGTGGTCCACCGAAAATCTGATGGTGGTAGCGGACACCTTGGAGTCGTTCGTTCTCGTCGCTGGAACTGGTGAGTATACCTGGGGGACGGGGGGAACGTTCAACTCCTCTCGACCCCTGGAGCTTAAAGACGGGTGCTTCTATCGAGACGGGGATACGGACTATCCAGTCGCCCTTAAATCCCTGGACGTGTACAGGCGCATCGTGGACAAAAGCGGGAGTGGGAGTCCGGACATCATCGCCTATTCCCCGGAGTTTCCGTTGGGCAAGGTGTTTTTGCATCCTGTCCCCAGCTCCGCTTTCACCCTGTACGTCCAGTCGTCTAAACCCCTGTCATCTTTCACTGACAGGACCACGGCTGTTACGTTTGAGCCGGGAATGGAACGGGCACTCATGACCAATCTGGCCGTGGAGATATCCTCCGCCTTTGGTAAGAGTGTCAGTCCTGAGTTGAGCTATTTGGCCACCACGTCTAAGCAACTCCTTATGGCACGTAACTCCACCCAGGTTTCAGTAATGCAGACCCCCCAATTTTTTGACCTGATGGGGTAAGGAGGACAAAATGGCAACAAAGAAAAAGATAGGCGTTAAGAAAAATGCAAAACCGAAGGCAAAACCTGCTACGGCGGAAGTACCGTCCGGTTACAGGGAACCAAAACGGGTTAGTATCCAGAAAGCATCCAACGGGTTCGTAATCTCCACTTATGGACCCAATGGTGAAAAGATCCAGGTGGCTAAGACTCAAGCTGAGGCCAACAAAATTGCCGGGAGTATGTTAAGTGGCTGACAAAACCAAACGACTTGAGATCCCATTCACTGGTCCCACCTACCAGAACAAGTCCCTGTTCTCAGCAGCCCAGCGCTGCGTTAATTTCTTCCTTCGCCCCTACCCCGACTTTAATCCGGCCAATAAGGGCGAACTGAAGTACATGCTGGTGGGGACCCCCGGGCTTGTTCAGCTTGCCGATCTGGGGAATGATGGTCCGGTACGTGGATCCCTGGCCTACAACGGATTCCTATATGTGGTGAGTGGATCCACCCTGTTCCGCGTGGATCAGTACTGGGCCGTGACCACTCTGGGAGCGGTGGAAGGTGGAACGTTACCAGTGGGGATGGCCACCAACGGGGTCGATGTGGTGGTGGTATGCTCAACCAAAGGCTACTCCTACATCTTAGCCACCGGAGTGTTTGCCCAGATCACCGACGCCGATTTCCCAGGTGGCAACAGTATAGCCTACATTGATGGTTACTACTTGGTTAACGAACCCGAATCCCAGCGAGTGTGGAGATCCGAGTTTAATGACGGGACCACGTGGGAGTCACTCCAGTTCTCCTCTGCTGGCGCTGATCCCGACCTACTGGTTGCTGTGTTTGCGGATCACGGGGACCTGTGGCTTTTTGGGGAGAACACCTCCGAACCCTGGTATAACACTGGGGGGTCCGGATTTAACTTCGCCCGTATCTCTGGAGCCAAGGTTGAGATGGGTACCCCTTCCATCTTCGCTCATACTGCCATTAACAACTCCATCTACCTTCTTGGGCAGGATAAGAATGGGCACGGTCAGGTCCTCCAGATATTGGGTCGTCAGCCCACTGTAGTATCCACACTCCCCATCGACTACTTCATCAACCAGGAGGAGCTGGGGGAAGCGTCCATGATGGCGTACCAGCAAGAGGGGCATGCATTTGTGGTGCTCCACCTACCCACCCGTACTCTGGTTTTTGACTCTGTAGTAGGCCAATGGCATGAACGATCCTCCAGAGTGGGGGGAGTGGACGGGCGATGGAGAGCCAACACCCATTCCTTCTTTAATGGGGTGAATGTGGTGGGGGATCTCCACGATGGAATCATCTATTCCCTTGATCCGGACGTGTACACCGAGGGGGATGAGCCAATTATCTCCTACAGGATCTCCCAGACGCTACGCTATCTCCAGTCCAGGGTTACCTATTGGGGGATCCAGATTCTGTTCCAACCAGCGGTGGGCCTCGTGAGCGGTCAGGGTAGTGATCCCGTAGCTCTTCTTTCGTGGTCGGATGACGGGGGGGCCACTTGGTCGAACGAATATGACGTGAGCCTGGGGAAGATTGGGGAGACACTAAACAGGGCGTGTTGGACCAATCTGGGGCAGGGGATCAACCGAGTCTTCAAGGTTCAAGTGTCCGATCCAGTGTACCGAGTCATTCTTGGGGCCATGGCTGACGTGGAGGTGGACAAGTGACAAGCAATTTATCATTTCCCAGCATGCCGCGAGTGGATATGTTCAAGGGTGTGGGGTCCATGTCCCTGGAGTGGCGGAACTTTTTCCGTGACCTGTTTACCCGTGTTGGGGCCAGTGAGGCGATGACCAATGTGGAACTTGAGGCTGAGGCAGTAGGTGATCAGTCCAACTCAGTAGCTGGGTTGTTTAATACCCCGGCTAACACTTCGGATAAAACAGACCAATTGAGCTATTTAACCCCAAGTGATCCCAAACACTACATTAGTACGGATGACATAGATGTGTTGAGATACTTGGATCCAAGTGATACCAGATTGTCCAAAGTAGTCAACGTCATAAAAAAACTGGAAGCATTACTGTACTCGTTTCCAGGATGTGAAGTTAAAAGTGGGGGACTGTTATTTGAGCAGTTTATTCAGGCCGTGGAGCCGTTCAAATATTTCCTCCCCCAGACGGTATGGGACGACCTATACTTTGAAATAGCACCAAAAACGGTGGGGGCGGGTAAACCCACACTTGCCAGTTTCTCAGGTAACATTAAACAGTGGACCATGGCAGTTGGTGACATCACAGAGCTAAGACCTGTAGAGATTAAGCATAACGGGAAAGAAGGTTCCCCAATTGAGGTACACGTCCACTGGGGGACCAATGGTGTGGACGGTACGAATCGTGGGGTGAAATGGGAGATTGACTACACTTGGGCCAATACGCTAATAGAAGGTGGAACTACAGCCTTTGCTGCAGCCACCACAGTTTCAGCAGAAACTCAAATTCCGGCCAACACTCCGGACAAAACCCACATGTACACCAGTGTGGTTACATTTACCCCAACTGGTGGAAAAATTGGTTCCAACATTTTAATGAGTCTGAAGCGTATAGCGTCAGTGACCAACCCCACCCCTACCTCCAGTCCCTGGGTTTTTATGGTCGGGGTTCACTACGAAATTAACACTGTGGGGAGTAGGACCATAACGAACAAATAGGAGAAAGCCATGGGAACCACACTAAAAAATGCATATCTTGGACAGCCTGGAATAGCGGATACCACATTGTACACGTGTCCGGCTGGTACGACAGCACGGGTGTTAAAATGTACCATGACAAATGACACCACCACTGTGGTTACTGTGAGCATGCACAAGGTGGAATCGGGAGGGGCCGTGGGAGATGACCGGCTGGTAATGAATGCCAAATCCCTGGGGAGCCGGGAAACGTACGAATGTCCTGAGGTGGTGGGGCAAGTGTTGGACGCTGGGGATCTGATCAGTGCCATCGCTGGAGTGGCTGCTCAAGTGACAGTGAGCCTTGACGTGGTTGAGATCGTATAGGGGGAGTCATGGGAATCGGAGCAGATGGAGACGCTGGAGGGTTTGGCGGGGAAAGTGGGAGCGCCGCTGCCAATGAGGGAGCCAACAGTAGTTCTGGTGGTGGTGGGAGTGAAGCCCAAAATGCTGCTATCGATGCTGCCCTGAGCGGGTTTTTCGGTGAGATTGACAATGCAACCACCGGAAACGAAGCCACGGATGCTATGATAGATGATGCCCTTAGCGGATTCTTTGATGACGTGGATAACCCGACCAGTAGCGGTAACATGTCCATGACCGCTAAGATAGGGGGAGTGATTGCTGGGCTACTGTCGGCTGCAGTTACTGGGAGTCTGTCTCTTGGAGTGACTGTGGGGCGTTTAGCCGCTATGGGACTCCAACGAGTGGACGCTCAGGCTTTGGTGGATAAGGTGTCCGTGGGAGCTGTCACTCCGGAACAGGCCACGTCCGCAGCCACCGCTGCCATCTCCGGAGACGGATCTGCCCTAACCAGTCTAGGGATATCAGGGGGAAGTGAGGGGGGTGCATACTCAGCTAATATCCTGTCCGATGCCGCCTCAGTTGCCTCTTCAGTAGCGGCTACGGCTCCCGTGTCCGAGGAGGAACTCCAACGTGAGTGGCTGAACACGAACCGGTCCGACATTCTGTCCGCCATTGAGCAGGGGACAATGGATATTGACACTGGGATCAATCAAGCTCTGGCATCCCTCAGCCCGTATGCCAATCTGGATGCGCTGAACCGTGAGGCTGCAATCCTGGAGGACCCCACTCTGATCCTGGACGATCCCAGCTTCCAGTTTAAGCTGAACCAAAAACTCAGCGACGTCAACAATGCCTTTTCGGTTGTGTCAGGCGGGGGTGTCACCGGCAATATGCTCATCGCCACGGAGGAGGAAACGCAGGGATTGGCTTCCACCGAACTTAACGCGGCCATTACCCGACTCCAACCATTCATCAACTTATCCAATCAGGCCCGAACTGCCATGGCCAACGTGGACACCCAGGGTGCTCAGGCCAAGGCCAACACCAAGGTGGGGGGTGTGACCCAACTGGCTGGGATCACCAACTCTGCAGCAGGTAATATGGCCAACTCAATTAACAGCGGGGCTAACCTTCAGGCCAACTCAATCATAGCCGGGGCAAACCAGGATGTGAATCGAATATCCGATATCACCAACGCCGCAACTCAACTTTCTCAGTTGTTTGTGTAGGGGGTCCTATGTTAGCAGAAATCATGGAATGGGTGGGTCCGATAGCCAGCATATGGGGTGCGGTCCAGGGGGCTGACATTGCCAAGGACGCCAACTCCCAGGCTACCCAAGTGAGCACTGGGGCCACTCAACGAGCCAACGCCCTGATGATGGAGTGGCTGGAGATCAACAGGTCCGATATAGCTGAGGCTGTCAAGAGTGGGACCGCTGATCTCGACACTGGGTTCACCCAGGCCATAGAACGTATCCAACCTTTCGTGGACACTGGAGCGGTCAACCGAGCCACTGATCTCGCCACCGGTAAGACTCCGGCCAGTGCAGATCCCAGCATCAAAGCTCAGACAGCTCAGGGAGCCGGTGCGGTTAACAATTTGGCTACTCGCATGGTGGGGGGTAAGAAGGATAAGATAGTGGACGCGGCCCTGGAGTATGGGAGCAACTACGCCTCCACGTTCCTGGACGCTGCCATTAACCGGACCTTACCCAGAGCTACCCGATCCCTTGAAGCCTCCACCAACATATCCAACATCCAGTCTGGTCTAGGCAGGGCCAAAGCCGACTTGGGGGTGGGGGGAGCCGCTAAGACCTCCAACATCACCGGGGGTGTCATCCCCAATGTGGCTGCAGGAATGGGGGATATCAATCTGACCAACACAGCGTCTGGGATTAATCGGGCCAACATCAATACCAATCTCACTTCGGATCTTCTTAACGTGGGGAACCAAGCAGCCGCTTTGTTCTCAAGAAAATAAAGGGTAGGTGACTATGCCTGTACTTCCTCAAGTAGATAGGGTCCAGATCCCCAATTTCGCTGCCACCATCATAGCTGGGAGAGAAGCCAAACGCAACGCGGCCCTGGACGAGCGGAAAATGGATATGGAGGGTCGTCGTCTGGATCAGGCTGACCGACGCATCGACATAGACGAGAGATCCACCAACACCACAATTGACGCCAACACTCTGAAGGCCACAACGGAGAAGGTCAAAGGTGAAAAGGAGAAGGTGGATCTCGCCATGTCTCTGTTTGGCCGTGCCAACAATGAACAGGCATTCAAGGTGGCGGGACAGCTTTTCCTCAAGCAGTACCCAGACGAGCGCCCATTCCTCAACTCACTTTTCCCCAACAGTCAGTATGACCAGGAGAAGGCTGACGGATTCAAGCGGATGCTGATCACCGCGTCCAAGCTGTCAGAAGACGCGGAGCTGAAGGGATTTTCCCCCGGATCTGACATCTACAAGGATGGAGTGAAGGTGGGGTCGGTCCCGTTCAAGCCGAAGGAAGACAAGGAGATCACCCCGTCTGCCATCGGCAAGCTCATCTCCGAGGCTGAGGCCACAGGGTCCACGTTTACTCCGGGGCAGAAGGGTAAGATCTACGCCGACGCCATTATCAAGTCCACCTCCATGTCCAAGGGTCAGAGCCTCACCGTCACCAAGGATGGAGAAGTGATCCTGGATCAGGGGGGTCAGCAAAAGGTGGATCGTCAGGCTCCGGGGATGGGCATCCCCGCCACCAACATCATCCAGAAACAACTGGTCGATGCCACGTCGGGAATAGCCCGACTCTCCCAGATTGAGCAGACCTTCGATAAGAACTTCACCACCATACCTGGGAAGTTTAAGGCTGGGTTTCTCAACCTCAAGGATAAGATGACGGGGGAATTGACCGGGGATGAGGCCGACTTCATGACGAAGCAGTCCACCTTCGCCCAGAACGCCATCGAGAATATCAACCTGTACATCAAGGAGATCACAGGAGCACAGATGTCGGAGGCTGAGGCCGACCGACTGAGAAAGGCCGTGGCCGATATTGGGGATTCATTTCTAGCCGGGGATGGACCCGTCCGATTTCAATCCAAGCTCAATAACCAGATGAAGAAACTCCGCATGTCAGTGGCCCGTCTCCACTGGGCCAACAGTAACGGATTGCAGGTCCAACGAAACAAGGCCGGAAATGTAGTGGCCTTTTTTGACGATCAGGGTAACACCATCGAGATGGAGTCCATGCCTGACATTATCAACAAACGGGCTGCTGAGATAGGTGAGGAGCTGAAGAAGACCGGAATCAAATCTGATCTGATCAACGCTGCTGTGCGTAAACGTGTAGCCCAGGAATTTGGGCTGATCCCCAAATAAGGAGTGGTTATGGCTGGTGAATTTGACATTGCTGAAGACATCCTGAGCGGAACCCAGGCCGAAGCGTCACCGGTCCCCGCACCCCTCCCGGATGTGGCAACCGCTATTTTGGGTGAGAATGCCAGAGCCGGTTTTAGGCCCACAGGTTCCATCTCCACCATAACCGGAAAGCCTATTGAGGAGTTGGACCCTACATCCCCAGATCCCCCTGACTTTTCCACCGTGTACAAGGCCAGCCTGGTCAAGGACTACGAGGCCAAGAAGAAGATTTACGCTGAGGCGCGGGGCGTGTCCGTTGACCGCTACGGTATTAAAGACGGTGAGGTGGTATGGCTGGACGAGTCCGGAGTGCTCCGATCCGAGGAATCCCGGCTCCCGCATGAGGCGATCAAACGCCTTGTGGCCTCCGGTACGTCTCCCGAAGTCGTCGGTGGGGTCGTGGGATCGGTGGGGGGGCCAGCGGGCGCTGCTGCTGGTGCGATGGGCGGGGAGACGGTACGACAGGCTATCGCGGGTCTTGCGCTGGGTGATCCCCAGACGGCATGGACCAACATCTTCCGGCTGGGAGGTGAGGGGCTGCTGTCCTTCGTTGGAGAGTTGGCGGGGCGCGGAGTGATTAACACGGCCAACAGACTGTTGGGGATTGGAAAACCGGGGGCCAGAGCAATCAAAAAAGCGCTGGGCGATGAGGTGGTGGACTTTCCCGCCATGGAAGCTGTACAAAAGACGGCTAAACACTTTGATATTGACCTGAATGTGGCGCAATCGACCAAGAGCCGCAACCTTGCGGCCAAGATAGAGTTCCTGCGCTCACTACCCCAATCGGAGGAGGTGGTGAAAGCGGTGGACACGCTGCAAAATGAGCAATTGGAGAAGGCCATCCCCAAGTTTTTGAGGGAGACGTTTGGTGATGGTGGAGGGAGCCTGGAGGTGGGGCGGGACTTGAGCAAAGCAGCCGAGACAGCGGTGGGTGATCTGAAAAAGAGACGGGGGGCGATGACTAAGCCCCTGTACGAGAGAGCGTTTGCCGGGGCACCTTCGGGACCCAAGTTTGCTAAAAAACCGGGAAGGGTATATGGATACTGGGCTGATGTATATGGGGACATGTCTAAGACTTTCAATATGGAAACAGGAGAGGGCCTTAGATACACAGTATCCATGGATGACGGACCTGAAGCATTTATATCTGATGTGTTTGCACCAGAGAATTTAAGGGGGAAGGGTAATTTGCCCACTATAATGTCTAATGCCGAGAAAGTGGCTGCGGATAACGGCAAAACTATATTGATGGTTGAACCAGTTGACAGTCAGATTTTTAAGGCATATGAGAGGTTAGGGTATAAATTAGACGATGAAATGACTGAGGATTTTGGTGTAGAAGTTATGACAAAAGTTGTGTCTCCCACTCCCAAAACCTCTCCTTCTCAGGTGGATATTGAACCGGTCATCAACCTTATTGACTCCCACCTTGCCAACGCCAAGGGTGATATTCGCCGCGCACTGGAGTCGTTAAAGAAGGATTTCCTAGTTCCGGATATCCCCAAGAGGGAAAAGGCCAAGGGAGCGTCTAAGATCCTTAACCAATTTGGTGATCCTGCAATTCTGGCTACACCTCCTGGACCCCCGTCTCCTTATGACACGTCCCTACTTGGCCTCCACGGGATGAAGTTGGCCATCGATAAGAAATTGGACCGGGCCACCGCATCAGGTTTGGACCGCACCATCCAGAGGGAGCTGAAACAAGTACAGGCGGTCTTGCTCAAACAGATGGATGAGGCTTCCCCTAAATACAAGTTGGCTAGACGCGTCCACGCTCTACTATCCAAGGGTAAGACCGTCACATTGGGGAGACAGATTGAAGCGTCGGAAGGTTTGGCTAAGCTACTGGCTGAAACCAGTGAGAAGGATCTGGTCAACACCTCTACGCTCCTGTTGGCCGGAAACAAAACCCGACCTGAGATCGTGCGTGAGTTACGTTCCCACATAGTCAAGCAGCCCGATGGTCAGCGGGTTTGGGATGCATCCACCGCTAACTATATCGAGCATGTGTTTGACAACATCCCCGACTCCAAGTCCCGCAACATAGGGGAAGCACTGGCTGACGGCATACTGGGACGACGCAAACAGAAGGAGATACTAAAATCCGCAACCACCCCCGAACAGTTTCAGGCGATCACTGACTTTATGACGGTGCTGAAGCGTACAGGAATTACAGCCCCCAAATCGGATGTGGGAGTGGCTCGTGGCCTCACCCGAAAGCAGCTACGCCGGGAGTTTGAGTCGGAAGTGTTAACTGTGTTAACCACCCCCCTCCGGACCCCCAAACGCTTAGTGGCTGACCGAGTTAATGAGATCCGGTTTGGACGCGGCTCCAAACAGTTGGCTGAGACTCTGTTGTCCGACACCGCAGCGGCTCAGCTACGGTCCCTTAAACGACTCAAACCAGGGTCCCGACGCCTTATCGAAGGTGTGGGGGTGTTCCTGGGTCTCACCCTGGGCAACGAAGCTGAGCAACGCGTAACCAAACTTATGATAGGCAATCAAATCCCCGAACAATAGGAGGAGTCATGAAACGATTTACCCTGTTACTGCTCACACTTTTACTCCTGGTCACACCTGCCATGGGAGCTGCTACCGCCACCTTGATCCCCCAACCCAAGTTCACCGCCATGGATTCCAACGGGGATCCTTACGTTGGTGGGAAGCTTTACACTTATGAGACGGGAACCACCACTCCCAAGGCTACGTGGACCGACTCCACCAAGGTGACGGCCAACGCCAACCCTGTAATCCTGGACTCCAGGGGTCAGGCTGATGTATGGGTTGACTCATCCGGAGGAGCGTACCGGTTCAGGCTGTTAGACTCTGATGATGTAACTGTGTGGACTGTGGATGGGATATCGGACCTACGTACTGCATCTTCTGACACTACATTCTTGGTGGGCCATAACTCAGATGGAACCCATAAAGGATATCGTCTACTTTCCGAGTTTGACTCGCTATCTGCAGCCGTTACATCGATTGGAACAGTAGAGACTGAATTGTGGATAAACCAAGATGATACAATGACTGGCAATGTTACAGTCCCAGATACGCTGGTTTTGAGATTTATAAAAGGGAACATAATTACAACTGGGGGAAATAACTTAATCATAAATTCCCCTGAAAGCATTATTGCCTCCCCTACGATGACTATATTTTCCGGGGGCAGCACAGTATCATTTATTGTGGGGGGTAAGGTATGGGTTGATTGGTGGGGAGAGAATACTACGCCAGGGACCACTGATATGACTACTCCTGTTACTGATGCCATTACGTCCCAGCTTAATATTGGGGGCGAAGTTTGGTGTAATGCTTCAACTTATATTATTGGCGACGTAAATATTTCTGGTACCGGAACTACTACCCCTGGGACATCCTTTCCAGCGATTATCGGCTACGGGGATAATTCACAGTGGGCTGCGATTAGAACAACGGGTGGAACTATATTTAAAGCTAAAGCTGGAGCAGCTTATATACTTAAGCTTGGTGATGGAACTAACTATCTTCAACGTGCTAAGTTCAAGAATATCGTTTTTGACGGAAACTCAAAAGCATCTGATGGTATCTGGAACAGATCAGCAGTACTTACCAAGCTTGAAAAAGTTGTCTTCTATCAGTGCAAGGGTGCTTTTATTATGCAAAAGTCTGACCGACTTAAAATGAGTGAAGTCGGTTTTTATGAAAGTACCTACGGGATATATTATGACAGCGCTATACATACTGGAAATGCAACAAATTCAGATGTATCTTTAGCTGATTGTAATCATAGATCAAATGATTATAATATGTATCTTAGTGCAACTACAGTATCAAATCAATTAGTTATTACTAGAGGTTATTGGTCATCTGCAAATATAGGTGACGTTTATGTCACAGGGGCCGCTAAGTCTTTAATCTTTGATGGAGTTAACTTTGAAAATACGCCTAATGGGTCAAGTTCAACTAAGTCAGCAGTATTTCAAATGGGTATGGTTCATGTAGTTGGGCATGTTGGTATTCCTTATGTCGGGATTAAGAATTGTTTGTTTCAGGATAACAATGCTATTGCTGATCGTCCTGTTATAATGAGTATTGTTGATAGTACTGATACTTCTAATCCATCTATCTCTGTGCTAAATATAGAAGGTAATTTATTTTATAGTTCATCTGGCACTCCACCTATTGCTAAAGCCGCAGCACTTACTACAGGAATATCATTATTCTCTGAAGTTGGAAGTGCGTTTTGGGAGAATAACTTTGCGACAATTCCACCTGTAATAAACTCCATTTGGAGAAGTACTGCAACAGCATCAGGGACTGGTATTGGGAGTTCAGAGATTAAAAATACACGAATAGTCAGTCCGCAAATGCTAGTGCGGCTATTGAATAGAACGACTTCTTTAACTGTTCAGGCAGCAGAGTCGGGTGGAGTGTACACATCGACGAACGTTGGTGGTACTATTATTTTCACACTTCCGGCAATATCGAGTCTTGTTTCAGATAATGGTTTTCCTATGTGGTACTTTGTTAATATCGGAGGTACTACGATGAGGATTGATCCTCAAGATGATGAAGGGTTTGTAGATGGGTCAGGCCTTGGTAAGTATAAAAATATGAGTAATACTGTTGGGACTGCTTGTCTTGTAATGGGAGTGTCTACTACAAAGGCTACAGCTTGGCAAGCAATACCTTTAAATGGGGCTATTCTAACTAATGAATAGAATTTCTATATCACAATCTTTGACAGTGATCCCCACTTCACCCCGGCTTTAAAGTCTACATTTAATGGGACTTTAAAACCGGGAGGGGTTGCTTCCTCCATTATTCTTTTCACCTCTGGTAGAATCACACTCAGCAACTCAGTACGTGCCAACCACACTATATCATCATGAATTTGGATGAGGGGGGATATCTCATCTTCCCATTTCTTAACCACTGGAACCAGCCTCCCCATTGCCTCCTTGATCACGCCCTGAGCACCCATCTGGATGGGGGCATTGCCAGCTTGGCGCTCAGCCTCAATGCGTACCCACTTATTCTGGGATCTGATCCCTGGGATAAACCGGATGCGCCCCCAACAATCTCGGACGTACCCATAGCGACGTGCATATTCCCCATTAGCCTTCATATACTTGGCGATCCCGCTGTAGATGCGAAACCACTCATGAATCATATCCTCACAATCGTGGACTGTCCATCCAGCAGCCCCTCCCACCTCCAGTTCTCTCTGGAGTCCCTGAGCTGTGATTAGGTTGAGGATACCAAAGCCCACACGCTTAGCTGGGTAACGATGCCTCATCTCATCCAATTGGGGGACAGGCACCTTAAACATCTCACTGGCCGTGACTGAATGAATGTCTATTCCACGGGTAAAGATGTCTAGCATCCGCTCATCCTTGGCCCCGTCTGCCGCCACCCGCATCTCCACTTGGGAATAGTCACCGCTGACCAGAGACCAGCCCCCCGGAGCTACATAGCAGTCCCGGATCTTGCGGCCTTCACTGGACCGGATAGGCTGGGCCATAAGGTTTGGATTAGAACTGCTCAGCCTCCCCGTGGCTACACGGGTCATGCGTAGCGTCGTTCGAATCCGTCCGTCTGGGCTTGTCTTTTTGGGGATCGTGTCAGCGTAGGAGCTTTTCAGCTTCTGGTATCCGCGCCAGTCAATTATGTCTTGGATGACAGGATGAAGGGGAAGGTAACGCTTTAGGATATCGTCCGCCGTGGACTTGGTGGACGCCCCCTTCTTAGATTTGAACTTCCCTCCAGCCTCGTGGAGCTTAAGCTTGTCATAGATGAGGGTGGACATCTGCTGGCTGGAGCCTGGGTTGAGTTTGAGTCCGGGAAGGTGCTTACCCACTGACACTTGAATCTTGGTTTGGATCTTGTCCATCTGATCCTGGAAATAAGTGCTCAGCTCAGCAAATGCGTCTAAGTCGACTGGCATCCCATTGGCCATCATATCCACCACCATGGGCATGGCCCTCATGTCGCGCCAGAAGGTGTCCTCCAACCCTAACGCCTGAATCCGGGACATTAATATAGGCCAAATTCGGATAGTAGCATCCGCATCTCTTGCTGAGTAATAAATTGCGTCATCAAACGGTATGTCGGACAGATATCCTTCCTCCATTTCCCCGATGACTGCTTCCACTTGTTCTGTATCCCCCATCTTCTTCCATCGGTCGTATGGGTCCACATCTTTACCTGCAGATATGTCGGACAGAACCTTACGGACTTTGCGTTTAATATTTTGCGGCTGGCGGACATGTGGTTCTCCTTTCTTCCATTCCAGGACGGGATCGGGATCCGGCCACTCCATGGCCATCACCGTCTCCAAATAGTCAATCGCTTTGGCCCGTGTGGCCTCCCCCACCATGGAGGAGTAAGTCCCCATTTCCATTCCACAGTGGCGAAAAGCGAGAGGTTTGAGACCCTGGGGTTCGGACTGGAGCAGGTATGCCATGACCATAGTGTCAGCGGGTCGAGCGGGGGTCGCCCCCATCTGAGCCAGTACGGGCAGGTCGTAGAGGGCGTTGTGGATGCCCGTGATAGTGTCTGGATAGTTGACCGCTTCGTTCAGACGGGCCAGTGCCTGTGTTTGGTCGGCCATGACCACCCATGCCTCTCCTGGCACTACGGAGAAGCTAAGACACCAGGGGGCACCTTTGATGCCATAAGACTCAGTGTCGATGGTGATCAGATCTCGTCCGATCACATAATCCCAGTCGAAATTATTCCCCACCACAGAATATGACTCCTCCCCCTCCCACTCATCCACTGGGGGGTATGGGGCCACTTTTCCGCGTATCACTTCACCCGCTACTTTCATGTCCGCTTGGAACAGTATCATTTGCTCCGGGGAATGGAGGCCAGCAGCGGGATGATAGGTGGGAATGAGGATTACTGGATGGCCAAATAGGTCTGCTGGTCTGGGAATGCCATGGACCATCTCCATGTTGACATTGCCCAGGAGCAATTGGGTACTGACACGCCCCATCGTTATGACGTACTGGGGTTGGATGCGTTCGATGGTGGGGAGGAGGTGGGTGACCGTACAGTTGGCGATTTCATCGATATGGGGGTCACGGTTCCCCTCAGGGTGACAGCGGATCACACTGTCCAGCCACACTCCCTTGGTGGTGATCCCGTTGATGTCGAGGTGGTGTCGGGCCTCTTGTCCGCTGGTCCCCACCATAGGACGTCCGGCCTTGTCCTCGTCAAAGCCGGGAGCGTCTGTGATCACCATGACTGTTGGATGCTGGTGGGGATTGGCAGAGTAGAGTTCACCGGAACAAATGCGTATTCTGGACTTGATCAGATCTGGACATAGTGCGCATCGTTTGCTCATTATAGGTCCCTTTAAACTTGGCGTGATATCGGATAAGACCTGACAATGTAAACGCCTCCGCATCTACATAGTCACACCCGCTTGGATTGGACATGTACTCCCATCCCTCCCCACTCATCCAGGCTAACACGCCCCACATCACGCTGGGGATGAGATTGAGGGAGTGTTTGTCTGCCCAACAAAGCATGGACGGTGAGCGACACATCTGGGTGGAGAGGTGGCGAGAATGGAATATGATCTGGCGTCGGGCCTCTCCCCTAACCCAATTGGGGGGATGGAGTGGATGCTTAGAACCGTCCGGACCGTCCATCGTCTCACACCCGTAGTAGCCCCAATCGTGGACGATGATGGCAAGGAGTTGAGCCGGGGTGGGCGCACCATAGAGACGATACCACGCAATAAGGACAAATAGGGGGTGGAGGATGAATTGATGACATCCCCACAGGAGTGAACGTGTTCCGAGTCTCATGATGTGCGTATCCAATCCTGGACTATAGCAGACATTCTGTGGATCAAACCAAGACATGCAATAGTGGATTTTCCGAACCAGTAGTGGTGAAGTTTACCAACATACCCCTCCATTTCCTCCCCTGGTTTGTACTTTGTACTATATATAATAATCATATTTTCAAGTCTACCCTCTTTTTCGCACTTCAATAAATGATCTATTTCTTCTTTCAGGGCAGATCTATTATTAAACTCAATAATATTACCCATTGGAGTCCTCCAGGATCAGGACCACTTCCCACTCGTCCGGGGTGACCATCATAGTGGTTTCTGTCTCTCCTCCACATTTGGGGCAGGTACGCTCCCCCCTCTTTATGAACCCGTGGAGGTTGAGCTGTTTACAGCAGGGGAGACACACGTATACTATGGGCGGGTTGAAGGTCATCCTCCCACCATCCGTTCATCTCTGAAGGTATTGATGATATCCCGGATCCGGGAGGTGTAGGCCAGCACTTCCTCCCCCATCACATAGCGGTCATGGGCTTCGTCCAGTTTGGAAATGAACACCTGGAGTTCCCCGTTGACCGGGGGGTGCATGGTATTCTCCTCCGCAGCCCACTTCTGGAGAAACTTAGCCCCCAGGTCCCCACGGGCCTTAAGTTCCACTGTGATCACCGATCCCCCAGACGACACCTGGAGCCACACCTTGCCGTCTAACCCTGTGGCCACTTTTGCGTTTCTCAGCATATCATCCTCCCTGTATTTGCCTAACTATTGATTCTGCAAGCTTGGGACCTATCCCCTCCACCTCCGTAAATTCGGACTCCACACCCTGTATTAATTCATCCACTGAGTCGAACCGCTCCCCGATCTTACGTGCCTTGTCCCACCCGATTCCCTCAAGCTGTGCAGCCATGCGAGTCACCAGATTGGGTTTGGTGAGCTGAGCGAATTGCGGGGGTTTCTGCCACTGGGTGTGGGACTTGTGCTTGGCCCATCCCTTGTTCCACCAGCCAGAACAGCTTTCAAGCCACTTGGCTGACTCCCAAATATTCCCCGTGGTCACCACTATGATGCCGGTCATGACAGTCAGGGTGTTGAAGAAGTTGTAGATGTCACGGGCCATGAATCGGCGGGAGCCAAGGTGGGCTGCTTCCCATTTTCCCTTCCCGTTGGCCCTCATCAGCACTCCGGTGTGGCGGTCCGGCCTCCACAGACCCTCGACCAGGAGATAGGTCCAATCGTACGTGTCCAGCATCCCAATGATCTGATGTCCTGAGAGTCGTCCGCTGGTCATCGATTGGAGCAGGTCCATAAGGCGTTTGCGCTCGACTCCGATGGTGACTTCACCCTCAGGACCCTTACCAGACCATGCAAAGTCGCCGTAGTCCAGGTGGCACACGATGGAGGAGGACAGGAGGGGGGCCAGTTCGACTGACCCCTGACGCTCGTCAACGAGGATCATCGGACCTCCGATCCTCTACCATGGATAATAGGGCCTTGCAGTCCGAGTAAGTCTCCACGCTTCTGGCCCGTCCGGATTCCACTTTGTCCACGAATTTCTTGCACAGATCCTCAGCCGCATCTATGATTTGTGTGTCAGTTGGAATCATACCACTCCTTTCTCTTCAGCTATCCATTCCGTCATAAGCACGTCCCCGTTCTCCCCCTTGTCCGGCCAGTCTTCAAGCTGGGATTTGGGGAACCATACCGGATCACCCAGCCCCACATCGATCAGGACGGCCATGTTGGTTTCGTGCTCCGTGGTTCCGTTAACCTCAACATATCCCTTGGGTGCCATCATCCCTCCTATTTTCATAATATATAAAATCTTCTTCGGTCCAGGTGTCGGGAAACTCCCCTAAATCCTCATCTGTATATACTTCACAACTTATCGGAACTCGGTACAAATTCGATTCGGTCTTTAAAACCTCAAGAAGTACTTCTTCTGGAAAAAGCCAACCCTCTTCTATTAAGGCGGATTCCAGTAAATCGATGGGAACACCGGTCCGACAAAAAAGAGTCCTGGAACTGATTGGCATTGGCTCCAACTCACCCCGCCAACACCGCCAGGGAAGGCAACATATTCCCCTTTTCCTTATCCTACCCCGCAGGTTAATATCAGTCCTCCCACGCTTCAGAGTCGGAGTCGGGCAGCACCATCTGGGCCACCATGGGGAAATTGCACATCATCCCTTCAAAGTCCATACCCGCGATGTCGGGGTTCTGCCGACAATCCCGTACCGAGCAGACAAAATCCCCGCCGTCTTCCACACCATAACGCCACATCTGGGCGTTGACCTGGACCAGGAATCCGGTGTCGCTGAATCCGGCCCTCTCATAGTTTCCGGTCCGCTTGTCCGCAATGTACTCCGCCTTCATCTTGTGCAGGAGCACCACATTCTTGTCATGACGGTAGAAGGACTTGATAAAATCCCTGTACTCCTTGTTAACCGGCCCATACTGATATGGCATGACCTGGGTGAGCTTACCAAATCGGGCCAAACGCAGCAACTCCCACAGTTCGGTGGCCGTGTCATAGATGATGGTGCGAAAGTCATTGCCGGACAGGGCATAGTTGGAGGCGTCGAGGAAACGTTTCCACTCCTTATCCGCCTGAGCCTCCCGATCGATCTCCATGATTTCGATCTTCTTGTCCGCCATGAACTTCTCCACCACCCCCTCATCCCCGATGTCCGTGCTAAAGTACGCGATGGGTCCCGGAGCGGAAAACCCGAAGTGCGTCTTTCCCTGCTTCTCCAGCCCAGACACTGAAATAATGATCCGGGGGAATCCCGCTGGTCGGTCCTTAGCCGGTACAAATCCCATCTTCTTTGACTGTGTGCTCAACTGTCCACCTCCATTTTTTTGGCGTGAGTGACTATCATGTCCCAATTCTGCTCAAGCTCCAGGTCTGTAAACGTGATTCGGACCACGCGGTATATGGGTCCCGACCCCTTGTAGTCTCCCATCAGGTAAAACACCCGCATCACGGCCACGTTGGTCCCCACGGCTCGACAGTAACTCTTGACCTGGGTCATGTAGGGGAAGTTGTCGGTGAGGGGCCACTTAGTGCTTTTCCACGTCGCCTTGTACTCCTCCAGGACGATGGGGACCTCACCCAGGGGGTCCTCTCCAAGACCATCCGGGGACATCCAGATCCCGTCCTCGATGATCTGACCAGGACGGACCGCATACTTGTCCCGCATGATCTTGGACAATACCCCCTCCCACAACAGACCGATCTCAGCGGTCAGTTGCATGTCGTTAAATCCATCACCCTTGTACCCGATCCCCAGGGACTCCTGGATGGACCGGATCACATCGCCCAGATGGAGTCCGGGTTGGCGCTCCTCGTCATCATCAAACAAGGTTTTGGGCCACTTGACATCTTCCTGTGAGTATTCCATGGGACAATCTCCATAAATTGGTTGGGAGGGCAGGATTCGAACCTGCATGGTGTGGGTCGGTTTCCCTTGCAACCACTGGACACGCTGCCGTTAACGGGCGTCCATCCAGGCGGGTTACTCACCACCGCCTTTTCAGGCGGTCTAATGCAGAGTTTGTGATGGGTGGTAAGTCCATCTCAGTCAACCGACCCCGTGGTCAGCCTATCTGCAAAGCGTCTACCAATTTCGCCACCTCCCCATAAAAGGTGGGGACAAGGGCGGATTTTATAAGCCCGACGTTACTTGATGGCTTACCATTAAAACCCCTGTCCCCACCAGACACCCGATCAGTCTCCGCAGACTTGGGTCATCAGCCCATGATCAGGTTGCCGTCATCCATTTCCCACGGACCGCTGCTCAGGAACTCGTCCGCTGCGGCTCTCTGGACCATGGCGTTCCGGTCCGGATCGGTCTTCGCCGCCTTGAACACGGCGATGGGAAGCTTTTTGATCTCGATGACCGGTTCCTCAGCCAGCATCCCCATGATCAGCTCCTGGAGCTTTCCGTCGATGTCGTCATTCCCCCCGGACGCTTCGGCCTTGGCCTTGGGTGCGGCCTTCTTACCCGCTCCCGCCTTGGCGGTCTTGGGGGCACCTGCCGGTTTGGACTTCTCCCAGGGCAGGGTGTTGATCTCGGACACGACCAGAATGGTATCCGGCCCGAACTTCTCCTCGCGCTCCTTCTGCTTGTCCGACTTTTTCACGCCGGGGCGGGAGGGGGCGGGGATCCGGATCACGTGCGCCTGGAGTCCGTCCAGGATGGAGATGTCGTTGCCCAATTTGTCGGCGGGGAATCCGCTGTCGATCAGGGCCTTGAGGAAGATGCCCCCGTTGCTGCTCATGCGGATGCCGGTGGCCGAACCCACGGCGATGAGCATCTTGCCGTCTTCGCTGGGTGCCCAGTCCTTGCTGGCCCCCATGGAGTAGTACTGGATCATCTCCTCACCCTCGACATCCAGGGTGACTTTGAGACTGGGGACACCGGGGGTCACGGTCCCGTTGTAGTCGAACATGTCAAACAGGGTTTCCTTGAAGGTGACGTCCACGTCATCGATCAGCCCCCCGCCTTCAACGAAACTTTCCGGATTCAAACTTACGCCTTTACTCATGGTGATTCCTCCTGTGTTGGTTGGTTTGGAGCTTATGCCCCCTTACGATCTGATCCCGGCATATGCCAAGACTAAAAAAATGGCCACTATGACCCAAAACACTATACCCTCCTTTCTGGCTTTGGGATTGTAATCTTCTTCTGATACGCACCCTTGAACCATGCCACGCTCAAATGTGAATAGTGATCAATAAACCATTGGATATTATCGTCGATTATGAATGTCTCGCACCAATCATCTTTGGTGCGCACCCCACGACCACATGCCTGAATCAATTGCTGCATGGTGATATAGGAGGTGTAATCCTTGTCAGCTTTACTGCGGGCCTTAAGGATGTTGCCCCTGGAGTCGGGATAGGGGAGCTTGATTATCACCTGCCATCGGCACTCATCATCGGGGAAATCCCAGCCTGTAGCCATGGAAGGGCTGACCAGAATCAGGGGGTCCTGTGACGCCTTAAACTGGTGGACCACCATCTCCGTGTCTTTGTTGCTGTGGGTGATCATATAATCCGCATATTTGGAGGAGGACAAGACCAGATCCCTCCGCTTGTAACTCACAGTGTGGATCACCCCCTTGGTCCCCACACGATCCCTGATGATCTGGTCCAGCCGGGACAGCCACTGGCGCTCCTCAGCCGCTCCGTTGCGGTAGTTCATTCGAACGGTGGGGACATGGATCAGGGGGCGATTGGCAAGCGGAAACGTGTGGGGCCACTCCTCCACCTTGGCGTCATCCACACCCATCAGGTTGGCAGTCTTAGCGACCACGGTGGCCGAAGTGAGTACCACCTTATCTATCCCCATGAACAGCACTTCTTCGGTGAATGGGGCTGGCCATATGGGGGACAGTCCCACATGATAGTCGTCCTCCTCCCACACCCAGGTGGCATCGATACTGGTCAGCCGGTCCAATTTCTCCTTGGTACGCTTGAGTTGGAGATAGAGCTTTTCTTTGCGTCTCTCCTTGGCCGACTGGATCTGGTTGTTCACATCGTCCAATTTGTCACACGCCCAGATGTACCAGCCGTGCGAGGTGTTGGGGAGAGAGTCGTTTAGATCCAGGATCTTAGATTCGATACGGTTCTTCTTACTAAAATCCACGGCGATGAAGCTGATAACGTGGTCTGGAGCTGAGTGGGCCTCGTCCAGCACCATAAGCTCAAACTTGCCAATTCCGTCACTGAATCCGTTTTGGCTCATCCAGTAGGCGTAATTGGTGATTATGATCTTGGCTGACTTGGCGCGTCGGAGTTGATCAAAGTAGAAGCAGCCCCCCTCCTCCTTCATGGAGCACTTCACCCCAAAGACACATGCACCCAAGTCACAATTCACATGGGTATTGAGACGGCATGGGTAGTTACCCCTCCCCCGCATGTCCTCCACTTCTGGCATGTGGCCGAAGTCGTTCATGAGCTGGGTCTGCAACCCCTTGGTGGAAGTGAGCAAGACAGCCCGTCCGGGGCTGAGCATGGCGGCGGTCATGTAGGTCAGGGATTTGCCGAATCCAGTGGGGCAAACCTGAACCAGGAAGCGCTCAGGAGTGTCCACGATCGACTCCACGGCCTCTGACTGATTTTCGCGCCACTGGTCAAATTTAGCCGGGAGTCCCAGCATTGCGGGGGGTGGTAATCTCATCCGGTCCTAATCCTCCTACTTCACATTTGGAATTTGGTTGATTAAACTTTTAAGGAATTCAGCATTTTCATGCATCACAAGCCTTACGTCCATTTCTACTGATGTCTTGCTTATTCTTTTGACCTGTGCCAGCACAATAGCCATTTCTGGAGCTGAATGGGCCAGATCCAATAAGAACTTAATTTTTTCCTTTTGATCTTTATCTAACTTAATAATTGCCATCAGTCCTCCTCCATGTACCCAAGTCCAGCGCCTCCGGACCCAAGCAGTTTACCATATTTACTCTTTAACTCCTTCTGGTACCTCGACTTCCAATACCCGTCAGGCATCTCAGCTATGTGACGCTGGACCATGAGGATCAGCCTCCGTGCTTCCCCATCGGCCCCATTGCTCACATGCCCACTTATCCGGGTGTTGAGCTTCTCAAACACGGTCATAAAGTCGTTGCTGAACTCCTCGTCCCGCATGATCTCCAGGATGGCGTCCACCTGACCACTCACACTGGGGACATCCTCCAGGGTCTGCAGCCATCGCATGTGCTGATGGAGGGCGTGTCTGAATAGGTCACCCTTGGTCCTGTACGGGAACTGTTTGGACTGGACCACCTGCTCCACCTGTCGGGCCATGGAGGGCATGCATCGACACCACAGACGGGCAGAGTGGCCCTTGGTGTCTCCGGCTGGGATGCGGAATTCGGCTGGGTCCGGACGGCCACTGGGTGGCTTAACGAGTTTCACTGACATGTATCCTCCCCTCTAATATGGCCTCACTCAGCTCCTCCGCAGAGATGCACAGTTGGCCGGACAGAAGGAACAGGCACTTAACCGAATACCCACACTTCTTATTAAACACACGGCTCAAGTGGGAGACGGTGTAGCCAGTGATCCCGGACAGCCGGGACAAGTTGACGCTGATTTTGGGTTTGGGATCGTTTTTCATGGTTTGTACACCAGGGCCTTTCCTACTTGAACGTTGGAATCCAGGTGAATCCATCCACCCTCTTGGTCCTCCATTCTCAATCCCTCCATTTGTAACATGGGAACGATCTGTGCACGAACCCTGGCACATCCGGTGGGTCCCAGGTGTCCCAAGGCATGAAGATCTGCAGCTTCCCCAGGAATGTGGGATGAGGACTCAGCACCGCCAACAAAGCTGTTGTAATCCTTGCCGTGGCAGATGGACCCCATGCAATCGACCCAGGTAGGCCTGATCCAACAATGGATGATGAACGGAGCCTTCACCCTCATCCGGATGTTGTCCATCTTACCTGCCAGAGCCACAATGTTGATCTTCTCAATCGTGCTGGGTCGGTGGTACACCCTCCAGGAGGGGAGCCACAACGCCTCGTGCACCCTGAAAAAGCGGCTGATCTTTGCCTCCGGATCACTCCAATCGATCTCTGTCCACTCCATGTCCCCTCCCTCTCATTGTGTTATAGACAAAGAATATCAGCCCTGGTCGATGCGTGTCAATAGGATTTGTGTGAGAAACAACGGGGTGGTATAGTGGGGGTGGATCAAGGGAAAAAGGAAGGAGGATGGGATGCTGAGTCTGATTATCTTTTTCGGTTCGGTTTTTCTGGCAACACATCTGGCCCAGAAAATGTGGGTGAGGAAAAACCAGCAGCGCACGAACGCACAACGCACAACGCACGGCGTTCAGCTTGTCACGAATGGTGGGCCTACCAAGAAAGGAAGAGACACGGATGAGGACGAACGACCAGCTCCGGGTTAGGCTCCACGAGATCGACCAAGCGCTGGATTGCCAACTCCCCCGCAACGAAAGGAGGAATCTGAATCGGGAGGGTGAACGGATCAGGGTGAGGTTGGATGGGCGGGATCCCCTGTGGTCCATAGGGCAGGGGATAACGCACCCTGGCCCTTTAAAAAAGGAATGGGCGACGAAGAAAGCAGCGGTTAACATACTTACTTTACTGGAGGACACATGCAAAAGGGTAAAATGAATATAGTTCTTGGAGGCCAGGCCGGTTCGGAGGCCAAGGGGAAACTGTCAGCTTTCCTCTGTGACAACTACCCGGTGGACATGATCGTGATGACAGCCAGCCCCAACGCAGGTCACACTGTGATCATGCCCAACGGGGATAAGAAGGTGAGTTACCACCTCCCCATCGGATCGGTCATGTGTGACTGCCCCATCGTGCTGACGGCGGCAAGTCTGCTTAACCTGGAGACGTTTGCTGCGGAGATCGTGGCGCTGGGGATCGACCCTCGACGAATCATAGTTGATCCCAGGGCCGCCATTATCGTCCCCGGTGACATCGCCAGAGAGCATGCCGCTGGGCTGTCCGACATCGGATCCACGCTCCAAGGGATTGGGGAGACGCGGATGGGTAAGATGACGCGGGTGGAGGGGTTCGTGACCTTTGCTGCTGTGGCTCGCCACTTCTGTGAGGAGACAGGGGTGCAACTGTCCATGATCCCCACCAGCAAGATTATCAACTACGCCCTGGACCGGGGAACCACCGTCCTGTGTGAGATGACCCAAGGTTTTGATCTCGACCTGGAGCACGGGATTCACCCCCGCTACTGCACCAGTAAAATGATCAATCCGTCCATGGCCATGGCCGAGGCTGGGGTGTCTCCCCGCCGAGTCGGTGAGATCTATGCTGTGATCCGGCCCTTCCCGATCCGGGTTAACAATCGAACCGGCACCAGTGGTCCCTATGCCGAGGCTCAGGAGATCACCTGGGAGAAGGTAGCGGAGTCATGTGGGCACCCGTCCTCTCTCCCCTTTGAGCCGGGGGGAACGGTCCATGAGCCGTTGGCCGAAATCACCACCACGACCAAGCTCCCCCGCCGCGTCTTTGAGTTCTCCTGGGAACGTTTCCACCACATGATCCAAGTGTGCGCTCCCACCTCCATCTGTCTCCAGTTTGCCAACTATGTGGACTGGGAGGTGTACGAGGCCAAGGGCAACTGGGACAATCTCACCTATCTGGTCCAGGAATTCATTCTCACCCTGAAACATGAGAGTGGGGTTCCGGTGGAATTCGTTGGGACGGGGCCGGGACACGATCACATGATCCATCTTCACCGAGGACTGAGAAGGGAGGGGTAACCATGGCTAAGCCTGGAATCACAACACATAAGCAGGATGGTCCGGTGCGGGGATGCTGGTGCTTTTACTGTGAGGAGCTGAGGGTGCTGGCTGATGATCGTGACCCCAAACCGGGGGAGATGGTGCTTCACCCCATTCCCCACAAACCGTGTGAGGATGAAGTGGACAGGGAGACGATCAACCACACCATGGTTGAGCACGGACAGGTTATGGACGGTGCTGAGGACTCCCGCACCGATCCCCGCTTTGACGACATGATCGGATTCATCCCCTTCGCCTACCACCTGCTTCCCACGGACGGGTTGGCTAAGGTTGCCGCCATCATGCGCAAAGGTGAGATCAGTGGCAGACCCAGTGACGGTTGGAGAGTGGTTCCGGTGGAGGAGCAGATCAACCATGCCATCTCCCACCTCACCGCTTACCTTGCAGGTCGGGGAAGTGACCACTTGGCACATGCCGGATGCAGAGTCCTCATGGCCTTGGACTTGGAGCGTGACCCCGTGATGGGAGCCGGAGAGCGTGACACCCTATACCGGAAGGCTCTGGGGCAACTGTTACGGGCTGCTGGGCGGGAGGAGGGGCCTGACTGGGCAGAGCAGGTGGGAGGACCGATGGTGGATCTGACCACCGAGTAATGTCCCGTAGTGTCTCCGTAGTTGAAGACGAAGAAGGCCGGCACCCCAACGGGCGTCGGCCTTCTTGTTTAGTGAGAGTGGAAGGGAGAGCTACGGGATGAGTCGCTTCATCTCGTCCCAGCACTGGGCCAGCTTCTCCGCTAACAGGTCCCCGTAAAAGGTCTGGAGTTCCCAGTCACATAGAAACTGAATGATGCGCTCCTTCCGGTCCTGCCGCTTTACCTCTATTTCCGCGTCGGCTTTGTTGACGAAGATCTTGGTCCCCACCCGAAAGGCTGTAATAGGGGTGATGGTCATATTAGGTGCCATGGGTCCTCCTGGGAGCTGGGCTATGGTCACTTGGACCGTTTAAATTCGATGTAGTCGGTGGCGTAAGTGCTGGTGGCCTCCTGGATGGCCGACTCGATGAGGGTGATGTCTACCCCCTTGGTGAGCAGGGCGATCTTGAGCTTCTCCGCACTGATCTTGGAGCCGGAGGCGGTCTTGACCACCACCTTTCCCACACCGGGGACGTCAAAACCCTTGGCCCTGTTGGTGATGAGGATGGGGTGGATAAGCTCGTCACCCCTGGACTTGAGCGCCTTGGCGTCGTCCTCCATGGACTTGGCGCGAGACCGTAGGTTGATCCCCTCCGTTATGAGTTCCTGGTCGTCCGGACTTAGATCCGGGTTGACCCATTCCACTTTCTTAGCCATGGGATAACTCCTCCTGTAGTTTGGCGATTCGGGCTTTGATGCGCCGGTCTGCACTCTTGGCCCTGAGATCGGAGTCGTGTACGGTCCGGTAACGTTTAGCGGCTGCACTTCTCCGTTTGGTGATAATGACCGGATCACGCCCCCATTCGTCATAACGATCTACTGATTCCATGAGAGGGCCTATGGCCTGTCTCCATGCAGCTCGTGACTCCTGGGGGTCGATCCCTGACCGCTCACAGGCTCCGCATACCAGCATCCGGTTGATCTCGTAATCCAGGAACTGAAAAGCGGTCAGGTGTTCATCGACGATGCCAGCCATGGTGCGCTTGGCTATGTCCACGTTCCGCTGACAGCCACTGACAGTGACCGTGGCTGACAGCGGGACGCACTGGATTAGTCGGAGGTCAGGTTGGTCAGGCTGGCCGCAACCTTCTTGGGCTTCGCCTTGGCCTTCGCCTTGGGCTTGGGGTTGTTCCCTCCGATCTCCATGTCCGGATGGTTCTCCTCTATCAGAGCCGCAATGTCCGTGCTGGACGTCAGGGTGTTGACCGGTCCCGGAATCGAAGGATCGGCCTTCCCGGAGTTTTTTGAGGTGGCCTTGGCCGGGGTCTTGGGTTTGGGTTCGGGCTTGTCCTTCGCCTTGGCTGCTCTGACGGCTTTGGCCTCCACAGCTTTCTCCAGCTTGGCTTGGGCCAGCATGGTGAGTTCTCGTCCCTTGACCCAATCGGACAGGTCCTTGGCTCCCTCAACCCCATTCTGCAGGTCGAAGATAACACCGGTGGCCTGTTTCAGGTCGAACAGGGTAAGACCGTGCTGGGTGTGGGACATCTTGGCCGAGGAGCGGAGCGCCATGCGGTACAGGAGTTCAAGGGCGAAGCCGAGATCGTTACCCGTGCCCTCGTTGATCTCCACCTCCACGACTCCCTCGCTGGCTCCCCAGTCGAGTTCGGGGAGAATGGAGCAGCCCATCTTGGTGAAGCAGACGTGGCAACGGTTGAAGAAACGGCCAAACGCCTGGGCGTCGGACACCTCGATCTGGATGAGTCCGATGGTGGCACCGTTGAGCTTGAGCGCCTTGATCACCTCCTCCGTCGCGGCCTGGATGTGGATGTTGGCCTGGGTCTTCTTGTCAAAGTCCAGGGCGAGACGGGTTTTGGTCTTGAGATGGGTGGCCTTAAACACGGTGTCGGCCTTGAGCGGGTTGGTTCCCTGGGACATCTCGATAGTCATGGTTCCTTTCATGGTGGTTCCTCCTGTGTGGTGGGCGTTCGGCCCTTTGAGTGATGTGGTGCGTCTAATCCCTATCCTATTTTCAGTATACCAATTTTCAGTATACCAACTCCCAGATTAGGTGTCAATCCCCAATCTTTGTTTGATGGACAAGAACTCCAAATCGTTTGGACCGTAGGGGCGCGAATCCCCCATACTGGATCGTGAACCGCGTGACGCGGTGACGGTGGGGGTGGACCGTAACCCCTGACACACTGAGCACCATTCGGGGATCATGCCGTGCTTGCAGCGTGTGAACCTGGGCTGACGTTCGGGTGCGGATGCGGATAGCTGACTACTCATGGCTTAACTCCTTATAGTTGTGGTGGCGGTTATACCTTTCCTACCAGTTGAAACACGGTTTCCTCGATGGCCCTCAGTGTCTGGGCGCATGCCTTTTTGGTGAGGCCGGTGGCGATGGTCCGACCGCTTACCGTTTCAATGGTCCAGTAGTCGCACTGGCGAAAAGCGTGGATCCTAAACGCCTTACCTGCTTCGCGACATTGGGTGTTGATGCGCTTGACTTCCATAGCCAATTGTGCGTCTGTGGTCCTGGTTCCCATGGTGGTTCCTCCTGATTGTGGTTAACTTCGTTCGATACAGTACCCCAGCTTAAGGTACAGGTCCTCAAGACCCCGGACCCCGTAATCAACTAAGGTTCGGTAAATACGCCCGTCTCGGATCTGGATTCGGTACAGTCTGATCACGGTGACTCCTCCATGTTGGGGTGATTGGGGTGGGAGCCGGTGTCGACCCCCACCTGTTAACTTGCAAAATCCGCGCCAGATTAGACGACCCCGTTGGTCCCCTTGCGAGGCGGTATCACCCACTGATACCCGCAGCCGCAGGAGCCGAGGCAAGATCCGTCCTCAAACATCTCAGTGGCTCCACTGGACAGGTTCTCATGGCAGCGGGGACAGTTGGTCCGCCTGTCATCCTGGGAGCGGACCACCATCCAGGCGTTGTCCTGGGTGACGTATCCATGGTCATACAGTCCGTATTTGACCGGGATCTGGAACCGGTCCGGACTTCGCTTCCACAGCTTGACTTGTCCGTTGACTCTCCAACGCTGGGGGGTTCCGTCCGCATTGTAGTCGTGGAGTGAGTGGATGATGTCTCCCGGCTTCAGGGTTTTGGCCTGTTCGATGGTGATCATGGTTTCCCCTTTCATTCGTGGTGGTGATTACCACCAAATATTGTGATAGCCGGTGACGTTGATTAACTTCCGGCAATGCTCGCCGGGATGTCCCTTCTCCCGGTTGCAGTATGTTCCCGGCGTTGACGAGATGTGCGGTGGTGCCTCTTTGCCGCACAACTGGCAGTCGTGGTCGTATATGCGACCCTGAATGTTGCACTTTACATCTGGCGATCCACAAACCGGACACCTTGTGAAATAGCCCTGTACGGTTCCGTCTGGTAGTTCTTCACCCATAATACCCTCCTTGGTTGGTGGTGGTTACACGGTCCTGTTGGTCCGCTCACTGAGGGGCAAGACCTCCTCCAAGGTCCTGCCCCCTGTCAACGGATCAAGCAGCCCGAAGCACCCGCTCCATGGACGTCTCGATTTTGCCCATCATCCGCTCCCGCAGGATGTCACTGGACACCTCATGGGTGGCGAACTGGGTCAGCAGGTTGTACGCTCTCCACAAGTTGAGGTACTTCTTCTGCTTCTGGGCGTCGAGGAAGTCCACCACCTGGAGACGGGGAGCGCCTTCCACTCCGGACACCTCCCGCATCTCCTTGAATCGGTCAAGCTGGCCCTGGGACAGGCTGACACCGTTTAGAAGCTGCTCGACCATGGCGGGAGTGGTCTTGGTTTCTGCCCATACCTTCCACAGCTCGATCTGCTCGGAGAATCGGCTCATGCCGTCCACGATCAGCCCCCGGAGTTGGTCGATGTCGATCCCCTGGTGGTGTTCCTTGCGCTGGGCAGCGAAGATCTTACCCACGGTCATGCCGTTTGAGCAGACCAGCCGGTAAGCTCCAAAGGTGGTACGGAGTGCCCAGCCGGTGTCGTAGCTGTTGAAGGTGACGATGCTGGGGTTGATGAGGTCGGGCTTGCCACCGGGGGTGTGAGGACCGATGTCGTAGGTGACATCCGGGAACTTGACCTCCAGCCGCATCCGGGCACCCTCGCGGGGCAGAGAGACGAAGGGTTCGGGGGTTCCGAACTCCGGAAGAGTGAGTGCTGCAGCCATGACCGTGGCTATCACGTCCTGATGGCTGATGAGGTGATAAGCCTCGGTGACGCAGGGGGCAAAGACGCGTCCGGTGTCAGGATCAAAGATGGTCTTGTGGCCGTCACCCATGGGGACCATGTGTCCTTCGTGGTTGCGGTAGTGGGCAAGTCCTTCGTTGACGGACGGGTAGTCCACGACGTCCGGGTGTCCGTACAGGGTGAGCGCTTTGACCGTTTCTTCCTGAGGTGCGGGTTGCTCCACGGGTGCGGGTTGACTGGTGGAAGCGGGTTTGGTGGCCTTCTTGCGCGAGTTGATCTTGGTTACTTTAGCCATGGGTTGATCCTCCTGTGGTGGTGCGGGTTTGGGTGAGTGGTCACCCTTAAGACTTGCAAAGGTCGTGCCAAGCCGTGATGATCAGCTCTGCCCCCCAACGCTGGGCTGAGGGGCAGTCCTGATGATCACGATTCCTGATATCTCATTTGGAGGTCCAGTGTGGCCATGTCCAGGTCGGCATCGGTCAAGGGATCCTGTCCCGTGATCCGGTCGATCTGCTGCAAGGCGCGAAGGCGAAGGGGGCGACTCAGGCTCTCCTCCATCACCACATCGATCAGGTCTCCCCACACCTTTAGCTCCTGAACTGTGGCGCATCCGTCCGGGGTCCTCTGCTCTGCTGCTCTGACGATCCGTGTTGCCCGTGTGTTGTTCATGTCGTGTCTCCTCCTTGGTTGGTGTGTGTGTGCTGAGGTGTCACCCTGGGAACTGCAAGCCTCGTGCCAGGGTGACTCCTTTCTGTGGGTCTGGTTAGAAGGTGGCGATGTCCTGGATGGCTCCATCTTTCCAAGAAAGCTGAAAGGGGATCGGCTCCGGCTCCCCATCCTCGGTGCACATGCCCCCGATCAGCAGCGTGTCCGGATCTCCGTCTTCTGGTCCCCACATCTCTTCGTCGGTGCCGATGTCGGTGATGCTGGTGATGGTGATGGGGCAGTCGTCCGCTGCGAGTAGGGCGTTGATGGTGGCGATGCTGGGTGTGGCTGGTCTGGTCATGGCTCGTGTCTCCTTGGTTGGTTGGTTGACTGTTGGTTGCCGTCCAGGCTCAGTCCTCCGGGATGGTAGCGAAGCGTCCCAGCGCGCCACTCCAAAACAGGAGGGCGGTGACGCGGGGGGCTGGGTTGGTCTTCTGGGCGCGGAGCCGCGCCAAGCAGCGGCGGCACGTCACCTTTGCGGGATCCGTGGTGGTGGCCTGTCGCCCGTTGCTGATCCGTCCGCAAAGCGGATGGTCCCAGGCTTGCGGCACGTGCGGGTGTCGAGTCGCGAAGTGCGTGCGGGTGCGTGCCTCTCTGTTGGCCTCTGCTGCTCTCGTGCGGGGTCTGGTCATCGTGCGTCTCCTCGTGCGGGGTTGCGGGTTGTGTGGGGGCCGGTGCTCTGACCGGCCCCCGCTGTGGTGGTCACCGATCGGTGGCCCTGCGGTGTCGCATGGCCTCGCCCTCGCAGCTCTGCCGGATCCGCGTGATCTCGGGGTCTGCGTGGTCTGGGTGCGCCATGTGGCCCAGCAGCACCACGGCCATGCCCCAGGCCAGTGCTGCTCGTGCGTGGTCCTGGCTCCTGCCGGTGTGGTCTGCGATCCTGCCCAGCTCCCCTGCTGTCTGGGTGGGGGCATCTGTGGTGGCGATCTGTGCCATGCTGCGGTGGTGCTGTGCCATGGTGGCTCCTCCTCGTGCGGGTGATGGGTGGCGGGGGTGGATTGCCCCCTCACCCTGGGAATTGCAACCCTCGTGCCAGCCGGACACAGCCCGACACCCCCACGGGTGGTGGTTACTGACCGTCAGTCACCCCCCACGGGTGGGTTGCACCTCAGACGCAACGGAACTCCCAGTTCCGATTGACGGAACTCCCGGTTCCGACGGCCAATCCCCGCGAGGCCGCGTCGGTCGGGCACTCGCGACGATCGGAACCCCCAGTTCTGTTAGCCAGAACTCCGAGTTCCGATTAGCGGTAATTAACGCCCGTGCAACGTGCGCAACGGTCCAGGCGGGAGCGTCACGACCCCAGCAGAGCAGCGGACCCCCACACCCCCAGCGGACCGGTGCGGACCGCCGGTTCGGGCTGTCAGCACCCGGAGCCACGGACCGGACCGGGGGCGGGGGTTACCAATGGTGGGTGACGTCAGAGCGGGGGGCAGCCAGGGCAGCCGGGATTCCCGACCTCTCACGCGGGTGCAGACAGCAACCCCCCGGTGTCGTCAACCCCCCAGCCACGCAGCCGTGGACGCTGGGGTACTGAGCGCTGCACCGTGACGTTGAGCGCTGCACCGTCGTGCACTGGACTGACGGCCATTCAGCCAGCGGGGGGCGGTTCAGCAGCCGAGCAGGGGTCGACGGGTGATGGGTGCTCAGCAGGTGAACGGGCCAGCAGCCGCTGATGACCGTTCAGCCTGGGTCCCCCGCCTGGGAGGGGGGAAGGGGATGTGCGAGAAGGTGATATCCCTGGGGAGTATGGGATGTGGGGTCCTCTCGACTAACACGACTATTCCCCCAAAATTATGTGGGTCCCCCTGCCTACCCATATACCTATCCACCATATACATGGGGGATTCGCCCAGGAGCACAGTTTGTCTCTCCACCCAAATGCGTACTCCCTTCAGAGTTATTGTCTCCCACACAAACACTTCACAACACCCATTAACCCCCGTTAACATTGGACTGTGCCGGTGGGGAGGGGGAACAAGGACGCCTCCACCTTAGTCCTGGTGCCGGTCCCACCAGTGACGACCCCCTCCCCCCAACCCAAACCTAAGGAGACGAGATGTGGATATGTCAGCAGTCACAAGTTCTATCAGTGCAGGAATCATGTGTCTGATTTGGTGGGATATCCGCACCATCCGCACGGAATTTAAAGGGCTGGAAACCAAATGCTCAGAGAAAAGAAGTGTGATCAATGACAGGCAGCACAACCTGGACACCAGGGTAGCTGTGTTAGAGGATAGAGGAGCCAAAAAATGAAATGGACCCCAGCATTTAAAGAAGCATTTCTGGGTATGATAGAGGAAATCCCCAACATCACCGCTGTATGTCGGGTAATGGGAACTTCCACCACCACCTGTCGCAGCCACCGGGAAAGTGATCCGGAGTTTGCTGCCCGACTGGCTCAGGCCCTGGAAGACGGGATAGACGGGTTGGAGGAGGTGGCGCGTAAACGTGCCGTGGACGGATGGGAGGAGCCGGTGTTTTATCGGGGAGAAGTGGTGGGGGAAATCACCAAGTACTCCGACCACCTACTCACCGTGCTGCTAAAAGGGAATCGGCCCAAAAAGTTCAACCCCAGACCGGGGATGGACATAAGCACCGATGGGCCTGTAGTGATGAACTTTAACCTTGGAGGAGATGGGGGAGATGGTAACTAAGACGCCCAACCCCAAAAAACGTGAACCGGCCCCCAAACACGTGCCAGCCCCCAAGCTGATCATCGTCACCGGGATGCCCCGGTCCGGAACCAGTCTTATGATGCGGATCCTGCGCAACTCACGAGTCCGGGTCCTCACCGACGACAACCCCTCCTTTGAGATGGAAAAGACTGACCATCTCATGGAGGACAATAAGTGGGTGACCCACCTCGACCCCAAAATCCCCACAGCGTTTAAAGTGTTGTGGCCCCAGTTTGTGCATCTCCCCTGGGAGACGCCCATGACCGCCATCTGGATGGGCCGCAATCCCCGCGAACAGGCCAAGTCCCAACGCAAATTCGGCCACCTCATGGGTCAAAACATACCCCGGAGCTTTCTATCCCCCCGCACCAAACTGCTCACCAAGGTGGATGCCAGCGCCACCAGCTTTATACAGCGCCAGGAGTGGGTGAGGTTCATCCGCGTCTCCTTTGAGGATCTGGTGACCTCTCCCCATGTCACCTGCAGGGTTCTGAGCCGCGAGTTGGGGTTCACCCTCGACCCCTCTTGTGTGGTCCCCCGTGACCCCTGTAACGGACCCCCCGTGGGTACGTTTGAACTCACCTATGACCAGGACGGGAGTCCCCATGGTTGAGATTAACTATCTCGCGGAACCCACCCTATCCCTTTTCCACGCGGACCGCTCATTTTACCGTGTAGTGAGGGGGCCGGTCCGGTCCGGAAAGTCCACGGGGATGAGCATTGAGGGGATGGCCATCGCCAATCGTCAGGTCCCCCATCCCAACTCCGGGCTTAGACGCACCCGTGGGGCCATCATCCGCAACACTTATCGTGAGCTTGAGGACACCACTATCAAGACATGGCTTATGTGGTTTCCGGAGAAGATCTTCGGGCGCATCAATCGCCAGAATATGTCCCAAATGATACGAGTCAACGATCTGGAAATGGAGATCCTGTTTCGCGCCCTGGACCGGCCCGATGACGTCGCCAAGCTCCTATCCCTGGAGCTTACCTGGGCCTGGGTCAACGAAGCCAGGGAGGTTCCCCGCGCCATCATTGACGTTCTGGGTGACCGCGTTGAGCAATATCCCCCGGCTTCGGAGGAAGGGTGCACCTGGGGAGGTGTCTTCCTCGATACCAACCCGCCCGATGAGGATCACTGGCTGGCCGAGATGGAGGCCAACCCTCCAGACGGATGGCGTTTCTTCGTCCAGCCTGGAGCTTTGTTGGAGCGCGAAGGCGTGTTTTATCCCAATCCTGCCGCCGAGAACATCCGCAACCTAAACGGTGGGATGGGTTACTATCTCAAACGTCTTCCCGGCAAGAAGAACGGCTACGTGCGTGTCTACTACTGTAATCAGCACGGATACATCGAGGAGGGTAAGAGGGTCCACCCCGAATACTCCGACGCCATTCACTCCTCTAAGGAGCCGCTGGTTCCTACTCCCGGCCTCCCACTCCACATTGGGATTGACTTTGGCCTCACCCCCGCTGCCGCCATCTGTCAGAAGCAGATCGACGGACAGTGGCTGGTCCTCAAGGAGTTGGTAACCGAACGTCTTGGCGTCTCCAATTTCGTGGAGCTGGTACTCCTCCCCGAAATAGTGGCCAATTATCTCAGCTATGATTATCAGATCTGGGGGGATCCTGCCGGGAATCAGGAGAGTCAGAACAATGAGACTAGCATCTTTGACCTGTTCCGCAACCAGGGTCTGGAACCGGAACCGGCACCCTCCCAGAACCCCACGATCCGACGTGAGGCCTTGTCAGCCCCCCTCTCCCGTATGATCGATGGTAAGCCTGGGATGTTGATTGATCCCTCCTGCCGCACTATCCGCAAGGGGTTATCCTCCAAGTTCATCTACAAGCGTCTACGCGTTGTGGGCGATGAGAAATATCATGAGGTACCTGACAAGAATTTCTGGTCCCATGTGTGTGAGGGTCTGGAATATGCCATGGTGGGAGCTGGGGAAGGTAAGCTGGAACTCGCACCGCCTCCACCCCCCACTCCCCCACGTTTCCTTAGCCAAGGTTCCTGGATGGGAGCCTGAGGAGGTCCTAATGGGTAGACTGGCCATTATACTAATTGTGTTGTGGGTTCTGTGCGGGTGTGCCCCCACTCCCCGCCCCATGCTCATACCCCTCGACTGTTTTGAGTATGGGGTGGAGTATACCATCACCCGGTCCCCATTTGGGACCACCATACTGAGATCCTATCCGATTGATTACGGATCCCCTCTTGGAGGTGCCATATGATACCCACAGATGCCCAGATCTACGCTTTCTTCTCCGGCCATGGAGTCGCCACCGCTTTCTTTTTCGGTATGGTGTTTGGAGCCTTCCCCGGATACCTCAAGGGGGTGTGGTCCAGATTCCGCAAGCTGAGAGATAACGGGAAAGGGGTTTCGAATGTCTCTCCCCAAGCTTAAATACCGGAGTGGGTACAAATATCAGGTGGCCGAGAGTATCACCATTCAGACTCAGATCACTGGATTTTTTGCCCACAACCAGTTCCTACTACTCCTTGAAGATGGGACCCTGTTTATCCGAGTTGGGTACCCCTGGGACGGTCCGAGTGGTCCGGCCGTTGACACCCCCAATTTCATGCTATCCTCCCTTGTCCATGATGCCTTTTATCAGCTTATGCGAGAGGAACTCCTCCCCCAGTCAATCCGGGAACTTGCGGACAATGAAATGTCCCGGATTAACTATGAATGGGGATTGGATAATCCAGGAAAGGGTATGAGTTGGTTCCGACGCTGGTACACCCATCTTGGAGTGCGGATTGGGGCCTCTTCCGCTGCTGACCCCGCCAATCGACGCAAAATCATAGAGGTGTAACATGGTAGCTCCAGGCTGGTGGTTTCCAATAGTAGACCCAAAATTTCCAATGCCAAGAAGGGGAATAATCATGACTATCGACGCAATCAAATATCTGGAGACTCCGTTGGCCGTCATCAACACGGGTACTGTGTCCTCAGCCCTCATCCTTCAGCCTTGGACTCGCGCCATTGGGGTTTTCATCCCCGATATAGACGCCGGAGCCGTGGGCTTGGAGTGCTCCATGGACGGCGGAACCACCTTCGTCCCGGTCCAGGATCTGTGGCTTCAGGATGATTGTGTGATCATTGCCTCCGGGAAGGACCCCTGCTACGTGGACTTTTCCCCCTTCATCCAGTCCATCCAGCGGGGAAACTCCGAGTGTAAGATCCGGTTCACCTGTGCAGCCCAGTCAGCCGTCCGTACCTTAACCGTCGTCGAAGTCGGATAGGAGTTGCTGTGGATAGGAAAACCGTCGATACCAGAGAAAAGAAGGACACCACCTCTCTCGTCACCGAAGCCCTGTCCCGCTTCCGCGATTGTGACTCCTTTGAGTCTGAAAACCGCAAAGAGGGCCTCGACGATCTCAATATGTTGGCCGGTAAGAATCATTGGCCAGCTAAGATCGTGGATGAGAGAAACGCTGAGGGTCGACCCACTCTTACCATCAATCGACTCCCCTCCTTCGTCGATCAAAACGTGGGTGACGCCCGTCTCAACCAAGTGGCCATCAAAGTATCCCCCTATGGCGGGGGTGCCACCCGCGAGGTTGCGGACATCCTCAATGGCCTCATCCGCAACATCTGCAACATGTCCAAGGCCGATATTGCCTTTCAGACCGCCCAGGAAAGTGCCGCATCCAACGGATTTGGCTACTGGAGGATCACCACCGACTATGTTGACGATGGTGTATTTGACCAGGAAATCCGCATCGAGCGTATCAAGAACCCGTTCACCGTCTATTTTGATCCTTCTCATCAGAAGCATGACGGATCCGATGCCCGTTTTGTCTTCATCACGGAGATGATCAGCCGCGCTGAGTATGGGATTCGCTACCCCTCCAAGACCCTATCCGAGTTTCCAGTGTCCAATGAGGATGCTATTCTGTGGCGGGAGGAGCAACAGGTCCGCGTGGCCGAGTACTGGGTCAAACGCCCCAAAAAGCTTCGTCGATACCTCCTATCTGACGATCGTATTGTGGACGGTGATGACTGGG